CGCAGTCACCGTCGGCGGCTCGACGTACTCGCCGACGTACAGACTGCGCTCCTTGTACGCGACGATGTTCGTGCCCAGCCGACGTAGCCCAGTGATCGGCCCGGGGGTAGAAACAAGCCGCCCAGTCGTCGCCTGTGTTGCTACATTCGGCGTCCAACTCGTGTGATCGAACAGCGCAGAGCACCACCACCGGTCGCTCTGGTCGCCATAGGTAGCATCGTTGGTATCGGCCGCCATCACGAAGCCGTAGACGCTCTCGATCAGACTCGCCTGCGGAGCGAAGCTCGGCACCGCGGTGAACGTGGCACCACTGGCGCTAACCTGGATGCTGTTGCTACAGGTTGCCGCCAAGATGTAATCGCCCATCTGGGCAAAGCGCCAGCGCAGGTCTTCAGTGGCCTTGTAACTGTCCGCGCCGTTGCGATCAGCCCACGTCGCCGCCGAGCGCAGCCGCAGCCCGGACGAGAACCCGGCGATCAGCACCCGGCTACCGTCGGTCAGCGTGCACAGTGCTGCACCGACACACGTTGCACTCAGCGACGCCATGCCGACATCGGCCAGCGAATAGGCCGAACGCCAGCCGCGCTCGCTCGGGATGACGTTCTCGATCTCGGTCAGCGTGCCCTGCGTCGTCGGGTCCGCGTTGGGCGCGTACTGCGTGACCGGAATGATGCCGGACCATTTCACAGCCAGGGCCTCACCTCACCGCCCGCCGCGAACGTGGACGGGCGCCGCAGCAGATACTCACGTTCCGCCTTCGCCACTTCCATGGCCCGCTGCGCGCCATCCATGTCGTGCGTGACGAGGGCGTACAACTCGACTTCCGCGGCAGCGCGTACCAAGGTTGGCGCATACGAACACCACGCGCTCAAGCTCAGGTCGCGCAAGCCGATCGCCTCGACGCTGTAGCTCGCGTCAGGCGACGGGTACAAGCGCATCATCTGATGGTGGACCGCCCAGTGCGTCGGGCAACCCGTGGTGTTTGACTCGTCCTCGGTGTAGAGGTCGTTCCAGTGCGAGCGCATCAGCAAGAAGGGAGAGCCGTTATCCCACACCCTGATCTCGTCAATCGTCAGGAAGCCAGGCAGGGCCGTACCGATGTCGTATTCCGAGTTGGTCGATGTCGTGAAGTTGCCGGCCAGCTCGTTGAACCAATAGCGATCCATCCTCAACTTCGGCATGACGTTGCTCATCGCCGTCTGCACCTCGGCGGTAATGTCCGCGCGGTGCAGGTCGTTGAGGATCATGGCCTGAACTTCGGCATACGTTGCCATCGGCTAGCCTCTGCAGCGGCGGGTGTGAAAGTGCATCCCGCGGCGGTTCTCGAAGGTGCGCCCGCAGAGCGAGCAGGTCAGTGGATCGGCTGGTCTGATTGTGGACTGTTCAGCCTCCATGACCTGCAAGCTCTGGGGTAGCTCTTTTCTCCCGCCGCGCCGTCTGCCAGGGAAGGGCGTCAGGAGTTCGCTCATTCCTGCGTCCTCTGAACACAGGTGTTCATGGCGTAATGCTCATCCCACCAATCCTGCGAGTGGTCGCAGTCGTGGTACTCGTTGAAATACGGCCCGCCGATGGTGTAGTGCAACAAGCTAGCCTCGCTACTCGGCTCGTACTCGTCTACGAGCCAGTTCCACTCCAGCGGCAGCGAGCCAATGAACTGGTCGTCGAGCCACTTGAACTGGTGCAGGTACTCGCCGGACTGCTGCGCCACAAAGTCGGGATACAGCCGCCGGTTGCGGTAGTGCCCGCAGTTCCAGAGGATCACACTCGACCAGTTCTTGCGCGGATAGTCCTCGTTCTTGCCGCCGAGGTATTTGACCGGGTGGCGCGTCTGGTATTGGTGCTTGACTACCTGCACCGCGGCAAACGGGTCACGTTGCCGCCAAAGCTTCGCGATGTCGTCTTTGACGATCATGTCGCCGTCGAGAAAAATCGCCCAGCCGTTGAAGTCGCACAGCCACGGCACGAGGAAGCGGCTGAACACGAAGGCATTACTTGCCGGGTAGCCGCGTTTGATCAGGTCGGAATCCGGCGTGTGCGTCTCGACGTAATCCTCGTCGAACTGATTCTTTGCGAGGTACGTGAAGCTCACCGGCTTGGATGCGCGCCGCAGGATGCTCGACGTACAGACGTGCATCGCCACTGACTCGCGCGGGTCATAGCCTAAGAAGACCCGGATCATCGCAGCGGCTCCACATGGAACACAGCCGCTTTGCCATCTGCGGTTGCACTCACGACGGCAAACCGCTCTACCAACTTGGCATGCCACCATTCCATCGGTTGCTGAGTCAGGTGCGCGTTGCGCCCATCTTCAAGGATTTTCTTTGCCGGACCCGTGTGCACCGTGAACACTCCGACCCGCAGCGTGCAACGCGCCAGATCGTCAAGAACAGAATCCAGACACTCGGGTTCGATGTGCTCGAGCACGTCGATGCACGCCACCATGTCACACGGCACGGGCTCATCGGCCCAATAGTCGATGGCTGGATCATAGGGATGGTAATTGCCGGTGTAGCCCTGCCTAAACAGTGCCTCACCCAGCCGGCCCTTACCAGCACCATAGTCCAACACGTCGCGAATGCCATGCTTCTCAATGGCAGCCATGACAATCGGCGCATAGGTTAGCGAGGCCACGCCGTAATTGGCATTGCGGTGCAACGCCTTCTGCTGATCGCGGTAACTCTCTGTGATCAACATCAGGCGGCCTCCTGCTGCGCGAAACGCTCCTTGAGCGCCATCTCGACGCGCGAGATGACCTGCAGCCACTGGTCTGCCGGGCCTTGCCGGAACAGCCGAACGCTGTTGTACCAAGGCAAATCTTCGCCTTCGATACCGTAGCGCCAACTCGGCCGACTCGGCACCATGGCGAAAACGGGCGCACCAACTGCGCCGGCTACGTGCACCGCGGTCTGACACACCGTCACCACGGCATCACACGCGGCAAACAGCGCCGCCTGCGCGTGCATGTCGTCGCCGCACGAGGCAGCGTCAATCTTGGCAAGCCCGGCATTGGTACGCTCGTGCTCGATTTCCTCTTGCGCGTGAATCGTGTACTGGGCCGAAACGCACGTGTACTTGTTGAGGATCGGCCGGTACAGCACCAGCGGGATCGAGCGATCCTCAACCCGTGTTTTCTTGACGCCGCCCACCCAGGTCACGGCCACATACGGACTCGGCCCGAGCTTGCGCAATTCCGCGCGGTAGTGCTCGACCAGCGCCGGATCGGGCTTGAGGTACGGAGTGCCAGGGAACTGGTCACGATGCCGGCGGAAGAAACTCGCCGGTGTGGCCATGCCGGATTTGGCATCGAAGGGAATGCCGGCCGCCTCCGCCTCCTTTGAGACTACCGCTATCTCTGGGAAGGACTGCCGCAGGAGGCCGGCAAACTTTTTGTGCGCCTCGACCGTGAGCCGGTCAACACGCTGCAGAATCTTCGGGATCATGCTCGCAAACATGATCTCGTCACCCACGCCCTGCTCACCGTGTAGGTACAGATGACCGACGTGCTCACCGCCCCACTGCGGCGCGTCAATCGTCGGGCGGCTGTCGAAGTGCGCGAGCTTGCGGCGGTTCTCGTACAAGTCCCAGCCCTTCGCCCAGTTGCGCTTGGTGAGCTGGGCCAGTGACTCGTTCCAGTAGCTTTGCCAGTGGTTTGGGTCGAGTGCGACGGCCTTCTCACACCACGCAATTGCCTCGTCGGGATCGCCCATGTCAGCCGAGAGCGTGGCCATGTTGGCAATAACTTCCACGCTAGGCCTAATCGCCATTGCCTTGTCCCAGGCCGCGCGCGCGTAGTCGTGAAAGTTCTCGTGCCTAAACGCGACGCCGAGATTATTCCACGCCTCTTGAAAGTCAGGTTTTGTCTGTAACGACACCCCGAGCAAGTTGATAGCGGCGCCGTTCCAGCCTTTGCGGATCAGGCAATCGGCTACGAAGTAGAGCAGTTCAGGAGAAGTGAACTGCCGATTGAGCAGGCCGTTAAAGACGTTCAACGCCTCATCAATGCGACCCTGCTGCAGCAGGTCTTGCCCTTTGGTGAAAAATGCTTGTGCGGTATCCAAGCGACCTCCGTAGGAGCCGGCGGGACGGCCCGCCGGCCCATCTAGACACGTTCGCTAGTCGCGGCCGTCCGCCGTGTAGAAGATCACACCGTTGATGCTCGTACTTACCGTGCCAGACGCACCCGTTGTGCAGTTCAGGTACAGCACGGCCTCAGACGTTGATGCGTCTGCCGACAGACTGACCTTCACCGGAACGATGATGTCGTACTTGGCTTGGGTTGCGGAGATCGTCAACGATCCGTAGATGGTTCCGCCGGACTTGGTGTAGTCCTGCGAGTTCACGGCCAACAGCATGCAGTGAATAGCCGCTGCACCCGACGTGCCGTGAATCTGCCCGCCGACAACGGTAGCGCCGTTCGGGATCTTGCCAAGCAAGATCACGTCCGAAAGCGTGCCGAACTTGCTAGCGCCAGAGTTGAACGTGAAGTTGATGGCATTGACGCCCGCATGAACTGCACGGGCCGGCTCTGCCATGTTCGCCGTGTAAGTAAAGGTTGTGCCTGCCATGATCTATTCTCCTCAGCCGGCCGGCGCGTAGGACGACACGACGATCGTGCCGAAGTCCGCAGAATTGAACTGGCACTTCTTCAGACCCCAGAGCAGTCCCGCCGAAACGCCGAGCTGGTTGCCGTAGTCGAACATTTCCTCGTTCCAGGTCGTTTTCATCCCGGCCGAGTTCTGACCGAAGGCCACAACAGCCGCCTGCGCACCGCAGAAGACCGCGCGCCGGAAGTTGCCATCCGCACTCGCCACCGTCAGCGGCACCCGCGGCGACTCGTGCAGCACGACGTTGTTGTAAACGCCGAGAGCACCCGTGAAGAGCGGGTTGTCGCGAATGCCGCCACCCATCAACACGGCCTTCTGAATGTCTCCCCAGCTCCCTGCCGTGCCGGTCTGCTTGCGCAGCTGCCAGACCTGGTTGGGATGCAGGAACATCACGTAGAACTCTTCGCCGCCGAGCTTGATCGGGCGGATCATCGGGCTCGCCGTCTTGGCAATCGCCACACAGCGGTCAATGTCGCCGAGCGTCAGCAGCGCGTTGGTGGCGGGGGCCGCCACGGTCGAGAGCGAGGCTTCGGTAGAGGCCGACCCACCCGCGCCCGAGTTGGCAACAAGAATGCGCCCAGTCGTGGCCGCAGCCGTTGCCTGCATACCCGTCTTGCGAGTGTCCGACTCGGTGGTGTAGCCCGCGATCTGGTTGAAGAACGACTGATCAAGCATCCCGGCGATCCAGTCGCCGAGGGCCTGCCGAGCCTCCTCACGCATGCTGTAGGGCACGCGCTGCTCGGTCATCTTGCCGGCTGACCGAACCGCATTGCGGATTTGGTCGATGTACACGGCATCGTTGTAGAAGGTCAGCGCCTCCTCGGAGCCCTCCAGGGTGTCGTCACCGGCCACGCCAGCGCCCGAAAGCTGCATACGCAGACCGAACTTGACGTAATCACCGGCGCCCTTCTGGGTCTCAGTGAGGTTCTGAATCAGGGAATTGGACGAGGTGCCGAGGAACTTCCCGATATAGGTTTCCTTCAGCGCCTCACGAAAAAGTTTCTCCGACCACAGCTTTACAGCTAGCGGATGGCTAACGCCGAATGCAGTATTTGCCACGTTGAATCTCCGTTGACTTAGACGACTTGCCTGAGCCTGTCACGCTGGCCCCTGCGCATCGCCTCGTTAACGGAGAAGCGGCCCGAAACGTCCTGTGGATGCCGGACTAGGCGGCGGACGGCCCGCCTAGTCCCGAGTCGGGAGACTCACTCCCGGATGCCGCGATTATAGCACTTCTGCGCTTGTCAAGTCCCCAGCATCATCTTGTCGAACA